ATCAGATATCTATGATAATGTAATGGATAAATTAGAAGTTAATGCGGGAAACATAAAGTTTTCGGGCATTGATACTGGCTCTCGCAAACTAAACTACGCATTAGGCGGATGGCAGGAGGGTATGATTGTTGTCGCGGCTAGACCTTCAATGGGTAAAACGATAACGGGTTTAGACTTTGCCAAGGCATCCGCCAAATCAGGTAAGCGCGTGCTATTTTTATCGCTAGAGATGCCTAAGGAGTCGCTGATGTATCGCTATATTTCATCTGAAGCACCTGATTACAAGTACTCAGATATTAAAGCTAATCGCATTACACAAGAGGATGTATCTAAGATTAGATTATCTAATGCTAGAGAACTTAAGCGCTTACCTATATTCTTTTACGATTCAGATAATCGCGACATCAACTACCTGTCAATGGTGCTGACAACTGAGTGTCGCAAGAATAAGATAGATATAGTATATATTGACTATATGCAATTGATTAGAGACAATCAAATGCGCGGGCAAGATGATTTCACTCAGGTATCATCTGTATCCAATAAGATACAAAAGCTAACTAGGAAGCTAAGCATCCCAATTGTATGCCTTAGCCAGCTATCGCGTGGGGCTGAAGGTCGTAGCGACAAGCGTCCTCAGTTATCTGACATTAGAAGTTCGGGTAACATCGAGCAGGATGCGTCGGTAGTTATTGGATTGTACAGACCTTATTACTACGCCCAAGCGGATGCGCGCGCGAATAACTTACCCGTACCCGACAACGATTATACGCTTGAGTTTATCATACTCAAGAATAGAGATGGAATGACAGGAGGTATTGTTCGGTATTGCGATGTGACCACGAATAGAATCGCAGATGAGGAGGAGGAATTGTTTAGGTTCACGGCAGTTGAGCCAGCCTACAAGAACTCTGTAATAAATAAGATAGAAGTTGACTTTGATAACAATGTAAAAATAGACCCTTTCTAATATGAACATATACCAAGAGCTTAAAAAGTTCTCCCACATCAAATACTATGACGAGCCTCATAAGTATTTCATAGAAGAGCAGGAGCTAATATCTGGAACTGGATTCCTTAAACTATTCAAGCCTGAGTTCAATACTAAGGTGATGGCGCAAAAGACAGCTAATAAACTAGGTGTACCCGTTGAAGATGTACTTGCGGAGTGGGATTATAAGCGCGAGTTCGCGGGAATGAAAGGAACGCTAGTTCACAATTTTGCTGAGAACTACTGGTTCAACAAGATATTCCCTTATCACGCTCAACAAGTTATTGATAAGTTTGGGGAAGACCATATCAAAGAGCGCTACGATGTATGCATTCAGATGTTCCTAGACTTTTATCGTGACGCATCCCCTGCCCTAACACCTATCACAATGGAGTTAGTTATTGGGGATGCTGAACTTGGGGTAGGGGGTATGGTGGATTGTCTATTCTATAATGAGAAACTAAGGGAGTATCAGATATGGGATTACAAGACCAACAAGCAGATACGAATGAAGTCAGAGTATCGCAAGCGTTTCAAAGCGCCTATCTCTTTCATAGAGGAGTGTGAGTACGAGACATATTCGCTTCAGCTAAACCTATACAAGTATATCATTGAGAAGAATACCAACATTAAGATTGGTCGATTGTACTTGGTTTGGTTGTTCGAAGAGAATGAATCGTATCAGGTAATTGAATGTAAGGATTATCAATCAACAATAGAGTTAATGTTTAAACACAAGAAATAATGGAGACTATATTTAAAAAAGGAGATAAGGTTTTTTGTATTCTAGCTGGATGGGGTACTGTATCAGAAATCAATAAAGGAGAATATCCAATTTTAGTTCAATTTAATGGTACATTGTATTCGTATAAAAAAGATGGAAGAGTTCATAGTCTCGCACATCCCACTCTATCCTTCACCGAATATTCCCTTGAAGGATTCAGCCAAAAACGACCTGAGCCAGCACCTAAGAAAGGTCAGATTGTTTGGGTAAGAGATTGGGAAGGGCAAAGTTGGTTTATTGCTCATTATGTTCAAAAATCAAAGGGTGGATATTATGTAACACATAGAGACCCTCTTAGTATACATTTGAATGGAAGTACTTATAGATATTTAACAACCAAAAACCCATACGCAAATGAAGACCATCATCGCCCTATTAACTGGTAAATAAACACAAATCTTGCTTACTAACTAACAACCCAACCAAACAATGGCACAATACAGAAAGAAACCAGTAGTTATTGAAGCGATTCAATTAACAGAAGAAAACGTAGACTTGTTAATAAAAATTTTCGGTGATAAAATAAAGTATCACCCAATGACAGGCGTCGTAATTGAAACCCTTGAAGGCAATATGCTAGCAAACAAGGGCGACTACATTATAAAGGGAGTAAAAGGTGAATTCTACCCTTGCAAGCCCGACATTTTTGAAATGAGTTATGAATCAGTAGACTAACCGACCAATGAAAGACATACTAAACAACGAATTAGAAGACATCAAAGAGGGTGTCGGAATCTATTTGCGAGATGCCTATATGAGAGGCTACGAACACGGAGAACAGAGTCAGTTTTTGATTAATCAGAAGCTATCTAATCCCAAGTTAATCCTTGGCGATTTCATCAAGTTCATTAAGAAGTACAAGATGACATCTGTTGATGGTAATATTATGTTCGCTGACAACGAATACGTTTATATGGATGAAAATGTAATATCAAGATTCTTATTGCTATACGACTATGACGCGGAGTAAATTAATCCTACTTAACAAGACTAAGAGGTATATCACTGAGCTTGGGTATCTTTACTATATGGTTCCAGACGCAGGCAGTGTAATGTTATTGAAAGAAGGTGGAGATAATGACCACTACCTAATGATTGTAATCACAGGACGCAACAGACTATGGGAATACGAGCGACGTTATTTCAGTATAGCTACGTTATATCCTGAGAAATTTGAAGATGTGCAAAAAGGAATCGCTAAATATTTAGGAAAATGAAACTATATACAGAAGAGCAAGTAATATCAATGTTGGGTTATGACAAAGATAAACCTACCACTATATTGAAGACAATTTTAGTAAGGTATAAGCCTATTGAACTACCAAGTGATGATGATATAAGAAAGCAATCTTTTGATGCGTCCATAACACCAACGTCATTTCAAATAGGTGCTCATTGGGTAATTAATCATATTAAACAACAAAACAATGAAGACAATAACAAGATCAGTAATTAAACTTTCAGAGATACCTGAAGAGTTGCAAAAATGCGACGAGTTAATTGGTCATAAGATACATACTTATGCAGAATTTCATATGGATGATGAAGTAAATACTGGATTGGGTGTATGGTTAATTAATTCTTATCCTACACTAAAACGTAAGATTAGTTTCCTTATTCACATAGACGTATAAGACAATGGAAAAAGAATTTGTAACATACGAGGTTGCATTAGCCTTAAAGGAATTAGGGTTTAATGAAAAATGTATGGGTTATTTTGATGTAAGATTAGAACATCAACTTGGCAATTTTGATTTTACAGAAATTAAAGGTTACGATAAATCTATTGCAGCATTATCCCCACTTAAACAACAAGTATTTAGATGGTTTAGGGAGAAGTATGAATTAATTGCTAGTATTAGATATAATATGTTTCCCGATATGAGTGGAAAACAGTATTATTTTGAATATGGTTATAGAACTTCAGGTGAAAGATATTTAACCTACGAAGAAGCAGAGAATGCTTGTATAGATAAACTTATAGAGATAGCTAATTCACAGAAGGACATTGATGTCCCTCTGTCAAAACAACAAAACAATGCCTGATATAGCTATGTGCTGGGGAGAGAATTGCCCCATTAAAGAAACGTGTTATCGTTTTACTGCCACCCCAAGCAAGTGGGGGCAGTCGTATTTTGTAGACGTCCCTATTAAGGAGGATAATACTTGCGAGTATTTTATGGAGATATGGAATAAACCTAAAAAGGAAGATGATGGAGAATAAACAAACAGCAGTTGAATGGTTAGTAAAAATGTTGCATAGCCCTGTATGCGTAGGCTTTATTCAAGGTAGAAAACAGATACCACATCATATAATAGAGCAAGCCAAACAAATGGAGAAAGAGCAAAAGCTAGATTTTGCCAGTAAAGTGTTAAATAAGGCAGAATGCAGTTGGACTGGAATAGTTCATATTAACGAATCATTGGAAGATATTTATAACGAAACATATGGCAAATAAAACCGCAATGCAAGAAATGTTGGAATGGGTTAGGGAAACATTTCCAATGGATTTAGATACACCTAGAATGATTGAAGCTAAGATTGAATCATTATTAAAGGTGGAGAAAGAGCAGATAGTAAAAGCATATTTAGAAGGCGAAAGCGATGGAGACCATTTAGATAATTCAGGAGAAAATTATTATAGCCAAACTTATGGAGAATAAATCAATCTTTTTGTA